GTAAGGCACTATTGGTTCTTTTTGAACTGCACACAGCTAGGGCAACATTCAAAAGAACATGTAAGAAAAGAGATTCTTAAAACCTCCAAGATGACTGATGGTGCTCAACTTGCTACTGCGATCATCACTGATCTGGTGAATAATCACCCCGAATATTCTAAATTCCATCCCAACTCCCCCCTAGCCACCAACACCCCTATTTCCCTACTATCTGGGCAAAAAGGTTTGAAGACTACCATGGCTTCCCTAACAGAACCTTCGATCTTTTTGCACTGGGATCAATTGCCAGCCTCTTTGACTATCAATAACCCTTTCGACTTTCCAGAGGCAGATCCGATCAACCCCACCTATGTGATAGCCAGTACCCAGAAGATCCCAGTGGACGACAAAATGGCCAATGGACTTCTGATCATCGTAGGCTCCTTGGATGCACTATATGAAGTCCAGCTTTTCAGGAGTGTATCAGAAGGGTACGATTTTACCTACCCTATTGCCAAGTGGGCGGCCAAGAGTCCCAACCACAACCTCCCTAGCCGACCTAGTGGGGTTGAAACATCAGATATTGAATTTTACACGATGAAGGATGGAGATGTGATCACCTTTTTGAAGGATCCTAGCATCAAGCTAAGGACCAAAATCATCTCGATCTATTATAGGTCCTACCCTTCATGTGAGGAATTCATGTCAAAGACCTATCAGAGGAGAAGGTATCGTCCAGCCGGGTCACAGGCACTTGTGGGTTTGGCTCCCTCACCAACTGAACTCCCTGCTCTATTAGTCGTGTGTTGTTTAGCCCCGGCCTATACTACAACCAACAAGCTCAGTGACCAGCTGCTCAGAAGGTACAGCGCTATGAATGCTGAGGATCTTTTGCCTGCACTCACTGCCCAAGATTTCAGCATGGCTATAGCTGCACTTGGTTGGGATCCCAGTATGATGGCCCCAGCTATTAATGCTGTGCTGATGTACATACTTGCCATCGACAAAAATGGGAAAGCTGACAACGAGGTGAAAACAGCTGACCTGATGACCATTGCAGACTATGCCAAGAAGTGGCATTTGGACGTCTTCTACACACAGCTGTATGAACAAATGAGGATGGTGTACCAGAACCATCAGAGTAGGTCAATCTTGTTCGGGGCAAATGCCTATCCATTGATGGCCAAGTTCATCAAGACCTTTGGACCTAGGTGGACCTCAGAGACAGACAAAATGGACTCTGAGTTTAAGGAATTGTCAGACAAGCCCTACCTGAATGTGATGGACAAAATCCCTGAGAGTAGACAGGTTGCAGCAATTCCCCGAATCATCTACATTGGATTACAGTATTATGCTGCCAACTTGCAAGACCCCACAGAAGAGGCCAACTTCAGGCTGTACAACATAGATGGGGTGAAACAGCACATCAACCCAATAGAGGATGTCAATGTGTGTGACACGGTTGTCAGACTCCTTCCGCGTAACAAGTTGGTTGCTGTCAACTCTCTTGTTCCCCATCTAGCAGCAGATGACATCATAAATATCTTGGCCACAGAAACAGAGGCTTTTAAGATCGCCTTATACCACCTATGTTTGACCACCAAGACCACAGGGAAGTGGTTCACCTTCGAGCAGAATCGGATCAAGATGAAGGAGTCTCAAAAGATCCAAGCTTCAATGGAGGCTGTGATCCTCGCTGAATTTGAAAGGAGAATAGCAGCTCTTGTGGCACAGGGAAGTGCTATCTCAGACCCTGCCCAGTTCGCTGCACACCAGAGGAAAGTGGAACAGTATCGAGTGCTGTGTGAGACAGAGAGATTGGCTCAAATCTCTTTAGACACCAAAGTGGTCCCTGCCTCATCCCCCGAATTTGAGGGCTTAAGAGATGAGGTCCTCAAGAAGAACAAGAGTTGGTGGGACAAAGTTATGGGCCCGTTGCCATAAACTCCATGTCCATATAATCATCCCAGATCTAAGGTAATTATTAGTTCGTATATTGTATTGGCAAGTCTATTGATTTTAAGTTTGTTCTTAGTATGGATTATCCTGATTAGTTTTTCAATAAAATGAACCTTTTGTTTTCCAGTTTGTGTTAAGAAAAAATATAAGAAAAGAGAACAAAAATCCCTCACAATGTCAGCAGAGGAATACAACAATCTTTTCAAAACCTTCCAACAGGTGGAGACTAAACATCCAGAGTTGGACACAGAGGCTGAACCACAATTGGGTACAGCTCTGGAAGAGCTAGATAACCTCGACAAGAGGAAAGTAGTAGCACCACCTGTCCGAGAACCACTACCTCCTCAGCCCAGAGTTAAGGTGATGCCATCAACCACCACTCCCATCAAGTTACCTATTTCGGTAGCACCTCGTAAACCACCTGTCATGAAATCCCCTATTCCCCCAGTTAAGCCTTCTGAAGCCTTTGACCCGTACTCGACAGATTCCTCAGGATCACGTGAAGACCTGTCTCAGGAGTTGCCCTCATCCGAAGAAGATGAACTGGCTGACCTATTTTCTCCAAAAATGACCTTGGCTAGAACTCCCCCTCGCAAGAGGACACTCCCCAACATACTATCTCCCCGAAAAACTCTCCAACAGGTTGACAGAACCGAGACAGCAATTATTGATGAATCACAACCTTATGTGGTTGGGAGTACTATCGGAGACTGGATTCAAAATCCTATTGGTAATCCCCCTCGAGAAGTCCTCCAAGAACTGGCCATCTGGCGAAGGACAGCCTGGAAAACCTTATCTGATCCACCAAAATGGTTACGACCAGAGCATTTCGTACTCTGCCTATCCCCTGTTGTAGACAACGAGTTGAAAAGATCACTCCTTATCCGTGCATCTCTAAACTACAAGATGGCAAAAGCAACATCACCCCAGTTAAGATCAGAAGATGCTTTAAAGGAGGCCAAGGCAGTGTTGAAATCTGTAGGAGAATTGCCTCTCCCAGAGTCTGGAATGGAGCGAGGTGCCCAAGAGTTGGCAAAGTCTCATGACTTGTTGAAAGAGGTGGGGGACGCCGTGATAGAGGAGCGCACTGCATTGCAGAGCATGCTGAAGGAGCTGAGGAATTTCTTGGAATCAGCCCAGATACAGTTCTGCAATCAGATGAAGGCGACAGCAGACCAGATGGTGGTTTTAATGGAGAAGGCCTCCGAATTAAAAGCGAAAGAACAGGGGTCTGTCATGAGGTCTCAGTCAGCCTCTGAACAATTGCTTAGACCAGCAAGTGTAGTCACTGCTCGTTCCACTCCCAGTAGTGCTGCATCAAGCTCGGCTCCCGCAACACCAGTCTTCAAGTCAGTTGGAGGCATTATCCATCTCAACTAGCTACTACGAGACACGACCAGATGTCAATGTGTCAACTGCACAGGAAAACCATCATGCCTTTTATGTTGATGGTAGTTATACAAACAACAATATGTGGTTTTTGTTTTTATTTTCTTTTAAAACCAAGTAATTATTTATTTTGTTCTGAGGTTATTGTAGCATGCTTCAACAGGTTTTTAGTAATTTTATAGTTTGCTGGTAAGTTTGTGTTAAGAAAAACTGTAAGAAAAGAGAACAAAAATTACCAGTATGAACCGTCTAACTCTCCTTGTTTGCCTATTCCACATTGCTTATGGATTGGAGGCCTATGATTGCCATGATCAGACACCAATCAACAGACTAACCCTCCCTCAACCAGAACAATGTCAAAAACAATCAACTGATTTAATTGACTTACCATTACCCCAGGTCTCACTAGTTCAACTGCCTCTATTTGTTCGTGTCAATGGACTCAAATTCTCTAAAATCACATTAGATCGCACATATTATTGCTCAATGACCCGACTAATGACACCTGTAGTAGACTATTATGGTCTGATGGGATTCTCCGGAGCCCAAACAAGTCTCCAAGATCTTGGTCTAGAGTCTATCTCACCACCATTGCTTTACGACGAAGCCAAACGAGTATCATTGTCACCAGAGTGGACATTTACAGTAGATGATCAACTTATAGACCAAGAAGGGTATTGTTCACAACGATCTACAAGATTCAACTTACATGTACAGGGATTATCAATGACTCCCGTAGTCTTAAATCTACACAGCTCTGACAATGGGATCGTGGACCATGTGAAATTCTGGGATGAGACAATTACAGGACCGTTATCGTTAGGTTATGGTCACTCAATTGATGGGGATCTTTTTATTTGGGATGCTCAAAACACTACTTACTGTGGATTGGAGTTACTGTACTCTGGTGTCCCGTCTGGTTATTACAGTGTGAACAATGAGAGTGTAATGGTATTTGATGACTTTTCAACAGGATTTAGGGTGACAAATTACACACATATATGTGGTATACCTGCTAGGCTGACTTCCATACCTTACTTGTTTGTTCTCACACAGGAGGCGGCCTCCTCTCTCTCTCTCCCTTCTTCTTTCGAAGTTCGTCCCTCCATTAGCTCCTTATCCATGGCTAATAGCATCTCTATATCTTTGGTAGCCTCTTTGCGAGGAGTTCGCAAGATCCTTGTTGAACAAATATGTAAGATTGACACCAGATTGAGCAGCCTAATCTTGGGTGACTCCTCAATTTCCCCTGACTTGGCTGCCTATCTGCTTACCACTAAGAAGGGTTACTCTGTTGTTCGGCATGGTGGAGAGATTTTACTGACGAAATGTAATCTCACTTCAGTGGTTATTAGGCCCACCAACACTTGCTACTCTATGGTTCCGGTCAATCATGTCGAAAGCAATACATCTAGTTTCTGGAATCCATTAACAAGTGTCTTATCATCCACAGCTGAACCATTGCACTGTTCTAGCCCTTACATTCCTTCATTTGAATACAGGGGTACCTGGTATCGACTAACACCTCACCTGTCTGTTATCCCTGCTCCAATGGAGTACAATCTAGGAGCCAGGAGAACCTTGGAGATTCCCTCTGGAGTCATACACCCATCCCATGGTATGTCACTTTACCATTTTCAGGACCAACAAAGACTAGCTACCCTTGCTAGAACTGATCCACTTGCTGAGCTCCCTCAAGACCATAACATCCCAGTGGTTCATAGGCCTCATCTAAGACCTTTATACAAATCTTACAAGGAAGTAATGTCAAGAATGGAGGGTCACTCTTTGCACTTTCAGTATGGCTTTTCATTGGTCACAGGTGTCCTGATCTGGTTAGTGATGATCACAATCATTGTTCTATTTCTAGCTTGGAAAGTTAGAATAGTCCTGTTGAGAGAAAATGCATTTGCTCCAGCAGTTCATGTCACTCTTGGTGATCTCAATTAGGTGTTAAGAAAAACCGTAAGAAAAGAGACAAACAAACACCTTCCAACATGGTGTTCAAACCAAGAGTCAAGTTTTTATATCCCAGACATCTGGATGAGGCACTATTACTGGACAAAATTCTCTTTTATCAATCACATCCAGAAAAATGGGAGAAAAGGTACCCCGGGATCCCACACTCCAGTTTAACCAATTTCAAAAGTGGTTTTGCCCGAGGGATCAATGTCTTCCACTGGGTGGAGAGAGAAATCTTGAGTAGCATTGGTCCATTTGGCAAGGAAGTGGGAAACAAATGGGCACACTTGCTTAGTGTTGTCTCTGTAGCCCTGAAAGAACAAGTCTATGCTTGTTTCTCTCAATTCCCCCAGTACAGAGACCAAGATCTAACTTCATACTTACGAGTCCTTGCCAACAACACCGATATTCGATTCAGTTTTATCAAGAAAGGACTGGTCACGCGTATTCATGCAGAACTCAACACCATCTCCTCTCAGAATGAATATCCTGTTGTTCTGCCTAGTGTTCCAGGGGTTGTTATGTTCAAGGACCTAGTGTTTCTTGAGAGGTTCCCTAGAGGAGGACTCACCATACCTTTTTCCATCTTCCTAGGAGCCCTGGACAAGATAGAGTCCTCATTTGCATATCAAGTGTACATCCACTTGGCCAGTCATTCTGCACAGAAAGAAGGACTTCCATATGTGGAATTATGTACGTTTGTTTACAACACTCTCGAACAGTGTCATTTGGAATTAGGATGCAAGTCTGCAGACTTGTTCAAAGCACTTGAACCTCTTATGGTCGGGTTGATATTAGAGTCGAAAGATCAACAGACAAACAACTCCATGTTCCTTGAAGAGACTCTTGAGGATCTCCGATCTAGTAAACCAGGAATTTTCCCATGGGCTCTGGTCCTAGTGAACCGGCTACGACAGTATATACATCAATATGGCGAAAGAATCCTTCCTTCAATTATGGAACAATATGGACAAGAAAAGATGCACTATTACCCTATCATTGATAACGAAGAAGGTGCACTAAAGATGTACAGATTTGGGACGGCCACTCTGCCCTTGGACTACAGGCAGGTCCTGACCACAGCAGGATTCTTCAACATGTACTACATTGTGAAGTACTATCAGAAGAATCACACTCTTCCACCTATAGTGAAGGATGACTCATTGCACCCACTCATATTGGAGATTTATAGAACTGGGAACCCACAATCTATGGACCATTGTCGGAAGGTGCCTTTTGAGTTCTGGCGGCAAATTGTTTTTAGACCCCATCTCCCTTTCAATTACTTCCCGGAGACACTAGACCTGATGGATGATAAGCAGACTTCTCCACACAGAGAGTATGTGGATCAGTTGTTTGCTGCAGATGCCCTTGAAGATGTTGGACGAAAACCTCCTCCAACTAGAGAAACAACAAAATTAGTGTGGGCTATCCTGGAAAGAGAAGAAATAGATGTCAAATCTTTCTTTGACCAAGTGGAAACATCAGGTCGGTTTCCTGAGGAATGGGCAGTGGTCCAGCTCAAAGGAAAAGAACGAGAACTTAAAACAGTAGCTAGAGAGTTTTCTATTATGACTATTGAAGTGAGACTCATGGCTTCTGTAGTTGAGAAGAACATAACAGACAAAATTCTCGAATTCTTTGAAGATCAGACTATGACAGATTCTGGGTCACAACTAAAGGATAGAATAGACAACATCATAACAATGCCTACAAAACCGGGGCATAAGTGGGTGATGTTTCATTCAGACCTGGAGCAATGGAATTATACCTTCCGCCCCTTATTAATGCACCCGTTCACGAACATTTTGAATCAATTGTTTGGTGTCAATCATTTTTACACCATCACGAAGGTGTTCTGTGAATCTGTTATATTCACAGCAGACAAATTTGTACCTCCTGGAACACCCGGAGTATTCACGCAATGGAATACTCATGCTGGAGGGAATCAAGGAATCTTCCAGAAATTGTGGACATTGATCACAATATGCATTATCCGAGTGACAATGGATCAATATCAGTATAGGTACCACCTTATTGGCTCAGGGGATAATCAGGTGTTAGGGGTTGAATTACCTGTGACGGAAGAAACACCTAGAAGGATAGAAGAAATCAGGAATGCTCTTGCGGACAATTTTAGTGCAGTGGGGCTGACGTTTAAAGCTGCAGAGACCTGGTACTCTTCTAGTTTGTTCTGCTATCAACGAAAGTACTACATGGATGGAATACCCTTGGAGAATGGTATTAAGCAAGCGACACGAGCCTATGCAGGTGGGAGTGATGTGTACTCAGGGCTGAACTCCATCATCATGACTGCTATGAATGGAGGGACTGTAATTGCGCAGTCCACACCAGATCCTTTTGTAGGTCCAGTCTTTGCATATATGGAAGCGTATGCCACTATTCTTCTCCATCCGGACACAAAGGCCAATCAATTACCACCAGTTCCATTCTTGGCTTTATTGTCCACACTGAACACTGACTTTGGACTGTTTCCATTCCAGCAGTTCCATTCTTTTCTATATTCAGGACACAAGGATCCTCTCACTGACTGCTTAGCATTGCTAGACAAAATATGGCAACAATCTCCTCATCTAAGACCAACAATAGCACAGCTTGTCAACTGGGAGCAGAAAACTGTTGATGATGTGAGCAATCTCAAACTGGTCACGGAACCTCAATCTCTCAACATCAAGTCGCCCCCTACTACTGAAGCTTTCTTGAGAGGAACAATTGAGGAATATCTACTTACTCCTGGCCGTGTCAAGAACAGGCACATTGCAGAGGTGTTTAAGGCATACAATAAGAAAGATCAACAAGTGTTTGCAACCTCCCTACTATCAATCAGGCCAGTTAATACAGGATTCCTACACTCAATGCTCGACAACTCACATGTTGGTCAAATTGCTAGAACAATAAATAGATTTACCAAAGTGTCTTCTGTTGTGCACACCGTCAATTTGAACCTAGTGAGAAAAGATCACCAGAGTTTCCAAGAGAGAGTGGGCGCCTATGATCGCCGTTGGATGCAGGCATTACATCAGAAGGCAAGGAGACCAGTCCAAGTTGCAGTTTCCTTCCTCCATCAACTAACAGGGCGTACACATCCGCTCTTCTTAGAATTCTGCAAGACCAATCACTTGTCTCCTGAATGCACTTTCTCCTGTAGATTGTTCCTAACATCATGGACATTTGGGTTCTATCCTCAACTTGTACTTGGACCTTATCAACCCTCCCCAGTGGAACAAATACAAGTCAAAACTAGAACAACTGACTTGGAGGGCGAGTGTAGCATCCTAATTACACCTGCACATGACCTTCCCTCCACTCACAGAGATTTGAGTACTCAAAGAGGGCCGTTTCCCCTTTTAGTTGGATCCAAGACAGATGACCCAGTGAAGACAATAGAACTTCATTCTCTAAAAGGGACTGAATCTGGGAAGTCTGTCAGAGAAAACCTGCGACTGTTGGCATGGATGCGAGGCAATACAACTGACCATGCTATGATTGAAATGCTCTTGAGTCAACTGAAGGCAAGAATGCCAACAATCGGAGATATAATTCCAATCTTGATGGGGGGCACCTCAGGAGGAAATTTCCAACACCGACATATGAGCCCAGGAGAAGTTATGGGCTCGTTCCTCAATTCTGCTTCTCTGACTTCCACATGGTATCAACTCTCAACCAATCATGCCAAACGACTTCAAAGAGGGGAGGAAGATCGATTTGTGTTTTTCCAGCAATTGTTTCAGCACATCATGGCTGGGCTGAGATTGTGTGATCCTGTTCCTAATCGGGTCTATGCAATAGTGGAAATGAGGCATTGTTCATATCTAATTCCAGAAAATGACTTCCATTTGGCATCAACAGAGATGGTAGTTTCATTGATTGATATTCCACCTATTTTATTGTCCCCCAGTGTGATCAAAGAGTTGGAAAACGAGGCAGAACACTGCAGAAGGCTGTTGGCTATGCAGAAGGTAGCCATGAACAATCCTCGATCAGCTCTTGCTGGGATAGTGGCCCTTGAATTTGCCAGATCCTTAAGGATACACCAATTGGGCAAGGACCAGATTAGGGACAGGGGGGTTAGAGGTGGTGCTCCACAAAGTCTGTACAATGTCACGGTCCTGAGAAACATTGACCTTCCCACCTTGATCAGGTCTATTGCATTCCAATGTGTACTACACCAAGTATTCCTCAATTCTAGGAATTATCGGAACGTCATCAGACATCTTGCAGTGGTTGCATTGAAGCCGTCAGGTTTGCAAGACAGTTATCCATACAGGGCCTTGATTGAGGCATTGATCACTGCAGGACACCTCCCTGAATTAGTGAGACTGGCAGGGGGTCCCCAAGTGTGGATGGAATCTGGGTCTGCCTCAGTTGGTTTAAGAGTGTTCTTACTGGCTCTCCAAAAAGGACTATCAGGGGTGTTCCAACATCACCTAACTACCCCTCTTGTGATAGAAGCTAAAAACCCTCAATTCCACTGGGGTAGTCTGTGGCGTATACTTGGCCAGTTAAGCAATGACTACCTACACTGGTCCAGTACTTATTCCACTACAATGATAGAAGCACACTTGTTAAAGGCAGCAAGTGCCTTACCATGGCTAACCATCACACCCACTTCTGACACTGGGTTGGTACTAGAACATGCCAGAAGAATGTTGAAGTTACAACCAGATCAATACCCTAGCATTCCTAAGACTGTAAACCCAACACATGAGGCTCTACCCATGTCAATTCCACCTACTACAAATAAAATCTTGGTGGTGAACTGTGAGCTAATGATCCCAAGAGGTGATTCTTTGCCTCCAAGTCCCGTGAGAGAAGTCCGCTCTCCCGAGTTTCAGACACCAAAAATGCTCCATCATATTGGTCGGTGGGCAGCATCTTCTTCTGGTGGCAAAGTTAAAATGGTGGAGATCATCAGTAGAGTTGTCCCTAAGGAAATGAATCCTCTTATGGGGGTATGCTTGGCGGAGGGAGCTGGGTCATATGCTAGTGTTCTCCTTCACATGTTTCCTCAATTGCAGCTTGTATACAACTCACTCCTCAAGCCAGAGCGATTGCCACACTGTCATGCGAGCTCCTTTACTCCATCAGAAGTGCTTTGTCTATGTAATGCTCACACTCGTTGTCATTATGACCTTTTGTCAGACACTTGTCATGGTGACTTGTCTAAAAGACAAACTTGGGACCACATTGAGATGGAACTCAAAGTTCTAGATCTTCCATTGGATCTCCTGACATGGGACCTTGAGGGGTCTGGCCCAAGTACAGACATGGCTTTCACTAGCTTACATGCATTCATTCTAAAGCACAAGCCTAAGATCTGTATCATCAAGACCTATCTGTCCGAGCTGATAGGTCCACATGCAGCCATCCTAGATTCCTGGTGCACAGTGTATGATAAGGTCCAGCTAATAAAACCCAGTGCGAGTGAAGTCTTGTCAGAAGAAGTTTTCGTGGTGTTGAGTCATCCTATGTTCGCCCTTCTAGTGGACAAGAGTGCAAGCATTCAGGGTATACTGGACTGGTGGAGTGGACTAATGAGTCGTGCCACTGCTGAAAATGCACTCACAGAACAAATATGCTTGGCCCAATGGTGGACTTCGATGTCCCCATGTATGATAGCCAGTCCTTCAACCGGGAAATTTGGAATGACCCAAGAACATCCCTTGATCATCAATCTTCGTGCATTGTGTGGATTAGTATTGTTGTACAGTGGTGGTAGAGTTAGTGGGGAATCCGCACTAGACAAAGCCACACAACACATGGTGCACTCCCAGTCAAGAGGAGCTCTATCAACATTAGAGGATATTCAAATCCTATATTCCAGCTGTATTGCTTATTTACAGATCAGCAATTTTTACCAGGGCATTCGTGAGACAGGTACAGTTAGGACTTTGCCATTTCAAACAGTGGAGACATTTATGCCCATCTTCAATCATCACTTGGAAAAGTTTGACCTTCCAGCTAGTCAGATCAGGTTTGCTAGACTCCTAGGAGAAATGATAGCAGTGGATACTCTGCCAGAATCTCAAGTTGTGGGGGTACTCCTGCTCGTTCTTGCAGAAGAGTTGGAAAGGAAGGCTTTGCCTCATCATAAAGGACAGGAACCAATGTCACTACCAACCTGGATCATTAAGGAGATGAGTTCCTTTAAGCTAGAGGTCTGGCCGTTCCTGTTAAAAATCAAATCCAGTATCTCCGTATTAAGTGGATGGGATACAGTAGTTTGGGATCTGAGAGAGAAAACAGGGGCCCCCACTGTCCAGGTGTCTGGAGCCACTTTAGGTCATTATGAGTGGCTCAATCTTTGGTCAGGAATCCCAATATTTTCCCCCAATTCTGCACTGACTTGTAAGTTGATCCATGTCCATCCGAAGAAGAGTGAGTACAGTGTATCAGCAACTGAAGACTTTGTGATTATTTTGGCCGGGAACACTAAGATTGAACGGCCTTCAGATTATTTCCCTATAAGGTGTGTTCATTTACCTGGAGAAAAGAAGTACAGTTGTTTTTATGTTTTGCAAAAGAAAGGAAAGTTTTAAGTTTCTACAGCCTAAAGTTGATTTTGATTATGGTTTCAAAAATATCAATTTAGTTCAATTGTGTTAAGAAAAACCCTAATGTCTTCGACAATTTAATTATTCCCTCGATCTCTACTTGGCATGAGCGCTCTGATCATAGAACAGAGAAACTTTGGTTGCTTTCCTTG